ATGAGGACATGCTACTGTGAAAAAAGTTATTACACCTATGACAATCACGGCCACCGATAGCGAATCGCGCACAATCAGCGGTCGCATTGTCGCATTTGAGGAAACAGGAAACGCATCAATCGGCAAAGTGCAATTTGCAACCGGTAGCATCGATGCCAAATCTGTATTGCTTAACCTTGAGCATGATCGCACACGCCGCATCGGCAAAACTTTATCGATGGAGCAGACAGACACAGAAATTACGGCCACATTTAAGATTGCGCAGACAAGCGCCGGCAACGATGCTCTAGTTGAAGCAGCCGAGGGTCTACGCGATGGTTTTAGCGTTGAAGTTTCATTTGACGAATACGAAACACTCAAAGATGGCACGGTACGCATTATGAAAGGCGAGCTAACCGCCGTTGCATTGACCTCAGAGCCGGCTATCCGTAGCGCGCGCGTTGAGTCCGTCGCAGCAACAGAAGAAGAAGAAAACGAAGATTCTGCAGACAATCAGGATGCAGATAACCCAACCATAGAAGGAGACGACGTGGAAAACACCGTCACACAAGCGGAAGCCGTCGAGACGGTAGAAGCCGCACAGTCAATCACCGCAGCAGCCACATCAATTGGCGGTTTCACATCGAAGCCAAGAATTGAAATGACCGCCGTCAAGTATCTTGAAAACAAGATCAAGGCATCACTAGGCGACGAAGATGCCCGCCAGTACGTTTACGCAGCTGACAACACAACTGACAATGCTGGTTTAGTACCAACACGTCAGCTATCTGAGGTCATCAACGGCCTATCAACAACAATCCGTCCATCAATCGATGCAATCAGCCGTGGCACATTGCCGGACGCTGGTATGACTTTTGAAATTCCAAAGATTACCGCGGCTCCAACAGTTGCCGTGACAGCGGAAGATGCAGCGTTTTCAGACACAGATCAGAATGCAGCATTTGTATCAGTTGACGTTAAGAAATTTGCGGGTCAGCAAAAATTTAGCGTCGAACTGTTTACACGCACAAGCCCTGTTTTTTACAATGAATTGCTCAACAATATGGTCGCAGCGATGGCTAAGGCTCAAAATTCTTACGTCAATGGCTTATTGATTTCAGGATCAACAACCGACGCCACAACAGTTGCAACATATCCAACCGCAACAGAATTGCTAGGAATCATTGGCCGTGGCGCAGCAAGCGTTTATGGTGCAACCGCTGGTCTTGCAAATCCATTTGCACGAAACATGATCGTATCAACTGGTCAATGGTCAAACTTAATGACATTGAACGATGCCGGACGACCAATCTACTCAGCGGTTACAAATCCAAGCAATCAAGCAGGTTCAGCGCTTCCAACATCGCTGACTGGCAACGTTGCAGGACTCAACCTTTACGTCGATCCTACAAATGGCGGCGACGGAGATGGCACAATCCTCATTGTCAACCCAGATGCTTACACATGGTACGAGTCAACACAGTATCAATTGCGAGCAGAGTCAACCGCGGACGGTTCAATCACAGTTGGCGTTTATTCATTTGGTGCGCTGGCAACAAAGATTGCAGCGGGCGCATTTAAGAATAACAAGGCCTAACAAACCCTAATCATGGGGTGGTGCGCTCCCGCGCCACCTCAGTCGAATGAAAGGAGCGCTCATGCCCAGCATAGTTACCGCATCACAATTGCGTACCGTGTTGGGCGTGAGCGTCTCTTTATATAGTGACTCATATCTAAACGAAATAATTAACACGGCTGAGGCGGTCATCCTGCCAATGCTGGTGGCTAATACATCTGCCGTAAATGCTTACAAGTTAAGTAACAATGAGGCCTTTTACTACACCGAGCGCGAACATCATTTTGTCGCTGGTCAATCCATTATTGTTGCGGGTCTACCGTCACCCTTTTCCGCGACAGTCACAGTAGTTAGAGCAGGTACTTATTATTTTACCGCAGCGATCACAAACGCTGACGTGACTTTGCGCGAGATTATCCCAACTGGTACGGCCACACTTTCCGGCTATTCAGCCGTTAACATTTACACAGGCAATGACGCAATTGAATCAGCTATTTTGGCCGTATCGGTCGAGGTATTTCAATCACGCGTTGCAGCTGGTGGCCAGATAGAGGGGCTAGATTTTACCGCTACGCCCTACCGCATGGGTCGCAGCCTTACTAATCGCGTTTCAACTTTGCTTATGCCATACCTTGACGTAGAGACCGTGTGCCAGTAATGCCAGCTTCAACGATCCTAAGTCAAGTACGTCAACCTTTAGCCACCGCGCTTGAGGGCGTTGCGGGCAATGTCTACGCATACGTGCCAGAGTCAATAATTCCGCCGGCGGTCGTTGTCGTACCGGACACGCCTTACCTTGAATTAGAAACAATTAACAAAAGCACATTGCATACAAAGATTAATTTTCTTATTTCCGTCGCGGTTGCATATAACAGTAATCCGGCATCGCTCGACAATATCGAGCAACTAATCATGAGTGTTCTAGCCGTGATACCTACTGGGTATGTGGTTAGCACGGTCGAAAGGCCAACAGTCACACAAGTTGGGGCATCAACGCTGCTTATTGCAGATATTCGAGTCTCTACCTACTACACACAAACTAGCTAAGGAGTAAACATGGCAACAGTAGTCATAACCGGTCGTGATATTTCTTTGTCGTTCACAGGTGGAACAGACATCGAAGCTCAGGCCACTAATGCAGTATTGACAAAGGTTTTAGATCGTCAGGTATATCAGACGCTTGACGGCGAGGCATATAAGACGGTCAATTCGACCGCCGAATTTCAGCTTGATATGCTGGCAGACTGGGGCAAAGCCAACTCAGTATGTGAGGCAATTTGGACAGCGTGTGACACCGCGCCAGATACCGACATTTCAGTTACTTTAACCGCTGCAACAGGCGCACAGTTTGTCTTTCCAATCAAGCCGTCATATCCAACAGTCGGCGGCTCCGGTATCGATGCACAGACCGTCTCATTTACTTTCCTTGTATCAAATGCATCAGTAACAGAGACATTTAGCTAAAAACTACTAGATCGGGAGCAAAAAAATGCAACAGAATATAACAATTCAATATCAAGATGGGTCACAAACTACATACACAGTACGCCCACCGGATTACGCCCGCTGGGAGATGACTACCAAAAAAGTCATTTCCCAGTTTGGGGGTATGTGGGATATTTTGTACGTAGCTCATCTAGCTTACAAGCGCGACGCTGGCACGAAGGCCACTAAACCTTTTGAGGCATGGATGGAATCAGTCAGCGACGTAGAGGTGGGCAACGATGACCCAAAAGCCATCAACGAGGAAGCGTCGGGCGACTCATAGTTGAGCTGGCGATAGCCACGCAAATACCGATGGTTTACTGGCAAAGCGCTGAGGACATATTAACGGCAATCGAGGTTTTAGAGGCTAGGAGCGGCAATGGCAAATGATCCAATTGCACTAGACCAGACCGAGCTAAGAGCCGTATTTAAGGCGCTCAAAAATCTGCCAGAGGCGGCTAACGAAGAAGCGAAGCGACAATCTGGCGCATTAGCAGAATACGCGCGCGGGGAAATTATTCAGACCGCAAACGGCCTGCAAAGTCGTGCGGTAGCTGGTCGAATTGCTTCTGGTTCAAAGGTGAAGAAATCTAGCCGTATTGGTGAGATAACTTTGGGCTACGCATCGCAAAAGTTTAGCGGTGGCGCGACTACTAGAGATATTTGGGGCGCATCAGAATTTGGGTCGAACAAATACAAGCAATTTCCTGTTTGGTCGGGTCGTGAAGGTAGAGGATCGCGTGGTTACTTTGTTTATCCGACATTGCGTAGAATTCAGCCTCAAATCATCGAGCGTTGGACAGCATCATTTAGCAAGATACTAAAGGAGTGGGGCTAATGGCTACAGGTACACGGTCGTTAACGCTCAAGCTTCTTGCCGACGTCGATAACTTTACAAAGAATCTAAAAGGCGCAGATAACGACGTCAAAGGGTTTGGCGATAAGGTCACAGACTTTGGCAAGAAAGCCGGTTTAGCCTTTGCAGCTGCCGGCGCAGCGGCCGTAGCCTATGCAGGCAAATTGGCCATCGATGGGGTCAAATCAGCCATTGAAGATGCAGCCGCGCAAACTAAGTTAGCCATAACCCTTAAAAACGTCACAGGGGCTACGGAAGCCCAAATAGCGGCTACTGAGGATTACATCACCAAAACATCTTTAGCGTTTGGCGTGACCGATGACGATTTAAGGCCAAGCATAGAGCGCTTGTCTAGAGCCACCGGTGATTTGCAAAAGGCTCAAGAGCTACAGACCATAGCCATCGACGTTGCAGCCGGTAGCGGTAAAAGTTTAGAAGCCGTTACAAATGCGATGGCAAAGGCCGCCGAAGGCAACACCGCATCATTGGCAAAGTTGGGCATTGGACTTTCAGCGGCCGAGCTAAAAACCATGTCGCTAGATCAGATTACCGCAAAACTAGCCGATACCTTTGAAGGTCAGGCAGCGGCAAAAGCTGACACATTTGCAGGCCAAATGGTGCGCCTACAAATAGCGTTTGACGAAGCTAAAGAAACTGTCGGCGTATTTATTTTGCAAGCCATTACGCCTATTGTGGAAACTATTGTCAATAAGGTTATGCCGGCGCTATCGAGTTTTATCAATGGCATAGGCGGTACAGATGGACTAAAGAGCGCATTTGATTTATACGCAGACGCAGCTAAACGTGTGTTTATTCCTATTTTTGACGGTATCAAATCAGCGTTCAATAACATTAAAAATGCGGTCATGAATAACAAAGAAGAATTCATTTTACTGTTTAATTTCCTTAAAGATTATGTAGCGCCGTTTTTTGGTGGCGCGTTAAAAATTGCTATTCAAGGCATAGGCATTGTGATTTCTGGGGTCATCGAGACCGTAGGCGCTCTAATTAGAGGATTTGAAAGGGTCATAGAATTAAGCAAGGCTATTGGTCGTGGCATTGGAGGTATCTTTAGCAATTCCTCATTTGAGTCAACCGCGTCAAGTGCGCCAGCGCCATCAGCGTCAATGGCGTCACCTTTCATGCCGTCAATGCCAACAGGTATGGTGCAACCGCGTGTGCAATACGTCAATCAAGTCACGGTCAATGGCGCTATAGATAGCGAATCGACCGCGCGCCAGATCGTAAGCGTACTTAACGACTCACAGGCTAGAGGCACATTAGGTAGTCTGGCGCTGGCATAATGACCGCATACACACCCATTTATCGCGTATTGGTAAACGCTCAAGAGATAACCGACGTCACGGTTGCAAATCTTGGCATTACTAGCGGCCGCACAGATATTAATTCCCAGCCCGTAGCAGGCTATTGTCAGGTGCAATTATTAAACTTTGATAATTCTGCCTATGACTTTACCGTTGGTACAAGCATTACCATCGAGGTCACGGATACGCTTGGCGTTTACGTGCCTATTTATGGGGGCTACATCACAGACTTTACAACCGCAGTAAATCGCACGGGAAATTTAGGCTATACGACGGTCGTGCAGATTACGGCGCTTGGCGCATTGTCTAAGCTAACCAAAATAATTGACGCAGGCGTTTTGTCATCAGATCAAGACGGCGACCAAATCTATAGCCTTTTAGATAATTATTTATTGGGTGAGTGGCAAGACGTACCGGCAGCGCAGACATGGGCAGCCTTTAACCCGACGACTACATGGGCAAACGCGTTAAATTTAGGGCTAGGTGAAATTGACAGGCCGGGCGATTTTCTTATGATTGCCAGAAGCTCCGATGAAACCGACCTTTACAGTCTTTGCAGCGCCATTGCCACAAGCGCGCTTGGCTTACTGTATGAAGATGCTAACGGCAATATCGGCTATGCAGACAGTACCCACAGGCAGGATTATTTAGCCGCCAACGGATACACGACCCTTGACGCTAATCATGCAAACGGCGTAGGGCTTGCCGTGACTACACGCGCAGGCGACCTACGCAATAAATTTGCCATTACCTACGGCACAAGTGGACAGCACGTCTATATTGCTGAGGATGCTCAAAGTCAGCTTGATTACGGCGTCTATGCTGAGTCATTTTTATCACGCATTAAAGATGCGTCAGATGCGGAATTATATGCCGACCGGACTATTGCCCTACGATCAGAGCCATATCCTAAATTCCAAAGCATCACTTTTGAGCTGGGAAACCCAGAAATAGACGACGCAAATCGTGACGCGTTGATTAACATATTTGTCGGTCAGCCGGTATGGATTCAAAACCTGCCACCGAATATCAGTCAAGGGTCATTTGAAGGTTACATAGAGGGATGGACATTTAGAGCCAGCCTTAATAATTTGACCATAACTTTTAACGCGTCACCGGTCAATTTCAGTCAGGTAGCGGTAAAATGGGAATCAGTCAACCCAGCTGAGGCATGGAATACTCTAAGCCCGACGCTGACATGGCTTAACGCGATAGGAGCAGTGGCATAAATGGCAACTACAACCCCGAATTTTGGCTGGTCTGTACCAAC